CACGAGTCATTTTAATTTCAAAGGTCATAATGTAATTTGTTTTCGATATACTTATAATACATCAAAAAAGGGTCGATTCGACCCTTAGTGGACACTTTATGAACTGTACTTCTTAACGCTCTCTTCCCACTCCTTCATGGATGATTGTAATTGACCTTCATTTTCTTTAGGATCTAACTTATCATATCCCTTCATCTTTTTCCATTTATTATATAATGCACCCAGTATCCATGCTTGAGAGAGTTGCTTAGGCCCATTCTCTAGTAATTCAAGATGCCTTTCGTTACTGGTGTAACTTTTGTATTCTTCTCTCCAATTGGAGTCATCATAAGGTTTTGTCATCTTGCACCTATACGTGGTTTACTATCAGGGACTTCGTGGGGATCCATCTCCCCTTTTGGCAAGTAAGCCAATTCACGCATTGCCCTAACTGAGGGATCAGTTGTAACATTAGTGGGCAATCGTCCAAGAGCGACATTATCAAAGTTGAGTGAGTGCCTGTCAAATGTTGAAAGTTCATATTCCTCCGTCATACTTAAACAATTGGTTGGACAGTATTCTACACAGTTTCCGCAGAATATACAAACCCCAAAATCAATTGAATAATTTCTTAATTCTTTTTTCTTTGCTTGTTTGTTCATCACCCAATCGACCACTGGGAGATTTATTGGACATACTCTAACACATACTTCACAAGCAATACACTTATCCAAATCAAAGTGTATGCGACCTCTATATCTTTCAGAGGGTATTAGTTTCTCATAAGGATACTGTATAGTAACAGGTCTCCTTCTCATATGATCAAAGGTTACTTCTAACCCTTGTAACATATATTTAGCAGTATCTTTAATCTCTTTGAGATATTTAAAGACTGCTTTCATCGTTGGACATCGTGAGCACAACCATCACCTGTATAATCATCACTATCATAATACCCTCCTTTAGTTCCAAAGTAAAGTGTTAATGCTACGAATGGTAATGCTGCAATTATCAGTACAGTCTCTAAAATCATAATACTTGAACAACAGCTACTACATCTGGTATTTCCATCATTAATTTCTTTTCAATACCCTGCTTTAAAGTCATAGAACTCATAGCACATGAAGCACAAGCACCACCCAGTCTAACTTTTACAATACCACCTTCTCCTTCTTTAACACCATAATACATCCTAGTTGCTTCATCTAGGTTACGTTCTGTCTCAACATATTCTAACCAACCACCATCTGCCTCAATGTATGGTAAGAGTTCATTGAGAACTTCTATTACATTACTGTCATTCAATTCCATCTGCTTCTTCGCCATCATCTAATTTATAATACCTAAGACGCTGCTTAAGTATCAACACTTCTTTCTCAAGCTCTTCGTTCTCTTGTTCTAATTTTTTAATCTCTTGCTCGTAGATGATAATCATATCTTTGAGTTTAAGGTTCTCATTTTCTAGTTCCCAGTCCACTATACATAATACCAAAAAGGTGGGACAATAATTATTTAATCATTTAATATTTTCTTCAACTATTTCTTCTTCACATTCCTTAGAGAGATCTTCAGCCATTTGACCACCAATTTCTGCTCCCTGATCCATACCCATCATAGTTACAGCACCAGCAAGTACCCATCCAACAATAGGAATAGAGGCAAGTCCAGTACTAGTAACAGTAGCAGTACCAAGACCACCACCAACTAATCTACCTGTACCTTCTCCACTACCAACTTTCTTAATACAAGCAATATCTTTTGCACTTACTCCACCTCCACCACTATCAACACTGATTTGAGTATTAGCAGCACCGTCTATAGTATATTGTTTTTCTATAATTGTATTACTCTTACCCAATCCTAAGAATCCAGCAGGACGATCTTGTTTCTTTATTGTTGCTAATACTTTAGGATCATGTGCTCGATAGTTAATAATATAACCATCTGGACCTGCCTTAACACTATATGATGTATAGTCACCAATAGGTAGATTTAGTTTAGGAAATTTAGTTTGCTGAGATATCAACCCAATCATACCGATATGGGATACCCCTACCAAAGTACCTAAACTAAGTCCAATCCATTTTTTCATAATAAAATCTCCAGTTTATAGCTTATAAGGTTTTTCGTCTGTCTTAGGTGGTTGTGCAGCAGCAGTTAAATTAAGAGGTGCTTGTTCAATTCTAATAATTTGAGCAGGTGCAGTCTGAGTTGCCTTCTCAATTAACTTCTCCATATCTGCTTTGGATACTTGTGGAGCACTACTACCATTACCATTCATCTTCATAGTACCATCACCTTTCTTAGATGCTGTCTGAATTCCAAAGCTCGCTAAAACTCCAGTAAAAACTGAAGCTATAAAAGTCGGATCTATTTTTTGTTGTGGTACACCAGGAATAGCCACATAATTAAGAGTCAATATTCCTCCCGACCACACAAGAACTCCAAGGCGTACAAATGTACTAATGATTGCTGCTTGTTCGTCAGCATCAGGCAGAATGTTATCCTTTATCTTACCAAGGACACCTTTCTTTTTCTTAGGTTCTTCTTTATGATCTTCGTTATGATCTTCTTCTTGAATTTCTTCCTTTATTTCTTCAGACATAAAATTAAGGGTGACTAGTTATATATAGCACCCTTAATATTTTTATTAGAACTGAGAAACTTGACCAGTACCCTTACCAAATCCATCAGGTGCAGTAGCTTGATCAGCAGGAGGTGCAAGATCAGGTGTTCCTATAGGAAGTGCTCCTTCACCCAATCCATCACCAAAATCTCCAAAAGATCCAAGTGCTTTATCTATAACACTTTCTATGATTGCGTCTTTATTAACGTAAACGTAAGCACCAGTGCCAACAACGGCAACAGATACAACAGTAGACGCAAGAGCAAGTACATTAATTATTTTTTGCATTGTATTGTAGCAAGTAAGTTATTTATTATAATACGCATCGTAATATTTGACAACTCCCGATGAGATCTTATGACCTTTCTCTATCCATTCATCGGCACATTCATAAATTGATTGATTAGAATATTTTCCTTTTCCAAATTGCTTAAACAAAATCATTAAGACTTGCTGCCTTAACTTCAATTGTTCTTCTGTTAGTGTTGCAGTCATTTTAATCCTCCATCATAAATGACATCATAGTCATAAACATAGTAGTTGTCATTACAACACCAACAACTACCATGAATACCATTTGATATATTTCTGTAAAATTAATCATATCAATCCCAAAGACCCTGCAGTCATTCCTACAGTCACAAAAAAACCAAACTCTAAAAGATCTCTAGAGCCTGGAGGAATTGATGTTAACAATACTGCTAGTGGTATCATTGGAATACAAATGATAAACCGTTTGTATATGCAGTTACTGCTACTGCTGCTACGAAAATTAGTTGATACATGCTTGTAAAATTAAAATAAGTACTCCGACCATCGCAAGACGGCCATTCCATCTTTCAGCAAATCTCCAATAATGATGATGTGGATCCATTATGCACCTGATGGGACAGTAGCAGGAACCATTTCCCGTGAACGGATTCTGATTCCTTTACCACCATCATCGTCATCATCGTCATCGAATCCACGTAGCAGTAGTTCCACCATTACAAGTGCAGCCATTGGATAAAAGATCCATAGAACTGCTTTCCATATTGGGAATGTATCTGCTGCTACCTGAAATTCGCTCATTTATTTGGATATGCTGATAGTTACGAGTAATTATTTAGTTATGTTAAGTTTTGGACTAGGTAATAATACTAATCAAGGAACCTGCTGTAGCAGAAACTGCTAACCAAGGTAAGTTTATTACCACGAACAGTTTCATTAAATCAGTTCGCTTGATTGTAAATAACCTACAGGACATTATACAAAACCTGGTATGATTTGACCTGATAGTGAGTAGGACACAGATGAGTGCTCCACATCCAACGATGGCTGCGATACCATTCCACTTCTCAGCGATGGAGAAATCGACTTTGTTGTTAGTGGTTTCATTTGACATTAGTAGATACCTGGAACGATGTGACCTGTAAACGCATAGGTTCCACATATAACTAGA